ATAAATATTCTCCGCTACGATACCGCCGACAAACTTATAGTCGTTTCTTTTGACCGGATTCCATAAACTAATTTTAGGCATAACTGTATTTATCAGATTGACAACTGATTATTTTTTTGCTATTATACATTCATGGAAATTGCAGAATACATTATATTTGGTATTTGTATTATAGGTGTAGGTTACACTTCGTACAATATTGGTCACAAAGACGGCATAGACACAGGCATCAAACTTGGTGCTGGTTTTATGTATGAGAAGTTTTGGTCTTTGGGTAAACCACGTAAAAGAGATCCTCAAGTAAGATACATTGAAATGACAAAAGACGATATTATTTTATAATAAATCTTTATTTGACACCCTTTTTGCCAAAAATATTATATATAGTTTTAAAATTGAGTAATTATTGGTATGGCTAGAAAGAAAACACAGAGATCTATATATGTTACAACAGAGCCTGATTGGAAGACTCTTAAACTTGTAACGGATAAAGAAGAACAGGTAAAAGCATTTCGCAGTTGCGAATATTTTGCCAGGACAGAGGTTAGTAAAACTAAAGGACTGCCTATTGTAAAAGATTGGCTTAAAAACCACACAGGATGGACGCCAGAAGAAGTAAAGATTATTTTAGCAAATCCAGATTGGACATTTAGTTCATGCATTAGCACAATTTTTGTTTGGCACAAATTAGGTTATATGCCAGACCATTTAAGAGAACACTACGAAAAACGTAAAAACGAAGAGTGGTTACCACGTGGCAAAAAGGCTTTAGAAGAAAAGGTTGAAAAAATTGAGCAAAAATTAGCAAAGCCTGTAATCAGCATTCAAGAACGAATGAAAGAACAAGTAAGTGATTTATGCGGTAATATCGAAGGCTTCTTAGACGAGATGGTTGACGGTTCTAAAACAATTAAAGATTTTGATCCTTATAAAATGATGATGTCATATCAAACTGAAATTAAAGGTCCACATGCTAAAATTATAAAAGAAGAATTTGCGGCTCAACATGCCGAAGCACTAGAAGTATTAGAATGGAAGGACGAAGAACTAAAAGAAGCATACAGCCACTTCGATGCTAAAATGCGTAAAGCCTTCGTACAGTACTACGAAACGATTAATACTGCTTGTGATACTATCATAGCAACAAAAGCCACTACACGCAAGGCTCGTAAGCCTAAGGCACGGTCTAAAGAGGCTATCGTGAAGAAATTAAAGTATGCAGTAAACTTTCCTGAACTAGGACTAGCAAGTTTGCACCCAACAGACATTGTGTACGCAAATGAAGTTTGGATATACAACACTAAAACTAGAAAAATAGGTGTATATCGTGCAAAAAACATTGACCCTAAGAACATGCAAAGACCTGGTACAGGCATTATGGTAAAAGGAACAACATTACAAGACTATGACGAAGATACCAGCATACAAAAAACTTTGAGAAAACCAGCAGAAATGATTAAAGGATTTGATGCAGGCAAAATGAAATGCAAAAAATCATTTGAAGAACTTACTACAACCCCTACTAAAATGAACGGTAGATTTAATGAGCACACAATCATACTAAGAACTTTTTGATAAATAGTTGTATGAGTGCAACAGAAACCCCTAGAGATAGACTAATTACAGAGATCAAGTTACGATTAGGTGACGGAATGATCGATGTGGAATTAGATCCAGAACACTACAATCTAGCAATAGACAGAGCAATACAGACTTTAAGAAGTAGAAGTGATTCCGCTGTTGAAGAAAGTTATGCTTTTTTGCAAACACAACCAGATGTACAAGAATACACACTTCCAGGTGAAGTATTAAATATCAGAAAAGTATATCGTAGAGGTGTTGGTGGTGGTAATATAGGAACAGGCACAAACTTTGATCCGTTTGATGTAGCATTTCAAAACACATATCTAATTAATGCAGGTGTTGTTGGCGGTCTAGCCAACTATGATGCATTTACCCAATATAAAGAAACACTTAACAGAATATTTGGTGGAGATTATGACTTTACATTCAATACAAATACCAAAGTGTTAAAACTATTGCGTAAGATATCTATAACAGAAGACATAATGATACAGATTTCTAATTTAGTACCAGAACAAAATTTATTAGAGAATGAGTATTCTAGACCTTGGATGGCAGATTGGGCATTAGCAGAAGCAAAAATGATGCTCGGTGAAGCAAGAAGTAAATATACTTCAGGCTTACCAGGGCCACAAGGTTCAGTTCAATTAAATGGCGAGGCTTTAAAGCAAGAGGCCATGACTGAGAAAGAAAGATTACTAACGTCAATAATTAATATGGAAGAAGGAAATAAAAATTACGGCTTTGTTATAGGATAAATGAACACAATAGGATTATTAGGTAATATAGGATCAGGTAAAAACACCGTAGCACAATACTTGGCAACTAAAGGTTGCATTCCAACTTCATTCGCAGGCCCACTAAAAGACTTATGTGCAAATGTATTTGGCTGGGATAGAGATTTACTAGAAGGTGAAACAGACGAAAGCAGACAGTTTAGAGAAACTGTTGATATGTTTTGGAGCAAAAAATTAAGCATATCTAATTTTACACCTAGATTAGCATTACAATTAATAGGCACAGATGTAATGCGTAATCATTTCAATGAAAACATCTGGATCAGCAGTTTAGAATACAGAGTTAAAAAACTACATCATCAAAACGAGTGTGTTGTTATCAGTGATTGTAGATTTCAAAACGAAGTAAAAATTATACAGGCTATGAATGGCACAATTATTCTTGTTGAAAGAGAAGAAAAACCAGAATGGTATGACATTGCTCTAAAGGCCAATCAAGGCGATGCAGTAGCAAGGCATATAATGAATAGAGATTTCAAACAGATTCACGCCAGTGAATGGGATTGGATCGGCTGTCACATTGACTTTACTGTAAAAAATAATAGCACAAAAGAAGAACTTTTTGAACAAATAGATCAAATATTAGAAAAACTTCCAACAAAACCAGAAATATTCACTGAAAATACCATAGAGATAATTTAAGGTCTTATTTATCATTTTTCCTAAAAATTACTGAATAGTCATTTTTATAATACCACGATTATTGCATTTTTTAATAAATACATGTAACCAAACAAGGTATTATAGGAGAAAAATATGGCAACATTAGTATCACCTGGTGTAGACATTTCAGTATCGGACGAATCGTTTTATTCGCCCGGAGGTCCTGGAACAGTACCTTTGATTGTGATCGCAACAGCAAAGAACAAATCCAACCCAGACGGATCAGGTCTAGCACCTTATTCCAAAACTGCAACGGATAATCAACTTTACTTAATCACAAGTCAAAGAGAATTGTTACAGCAATACGGAAATCCACAATTCTACAGCACAGGAGGAACTCCACAACATGGTTACGAATTAAACGAGTACGGTTTATTAGCCGCACACAGTTTTCTAGGTCTGGCTTCAAGAGCATACGTTCTTAGAGCAGATGTAGACTTAGATGAATTAAAACCATTGTCAAGTGCACCGTCGGAATCCCCGGCAAATGCAACAATATGGGTAGACTCAAGTGCTACTAAGTGGGGTATCTTTACATATGACACATCTGGGACTATTTCCAAGTATGTAGAAAAAACAGACCCTAAGATTTTTTCAAAAGATGAAATTACTGCCGGTGGCGTACCAAAACCATCAGTAGGTAAAACTGGAGACATTGGAATCTTAGGTATAGATCAAAACGGTAAAGCAACAGCAGAAGTAGTATATTTCTACAAAGCATCATCTGTATGGCATGAGTTCACAGATGCAAGTACATTCCAATCAAACACTGGTAAAGACTGTCAGTTTGTTACACATTTAAACAGACCAACTGCACGAAAAGATAGTAGTGCTCTTCAAAGTGGTGATTTAATTGTACAAACAACATCAGCCGCAAGTGGATTAAAATATGGACTTAAAGTTTATAACACATCTACTGCTTCATGGGTCAGTACAACAGCAGAAGGTTATGCCAATTCAGCAAGTGCTTATGCAAGTACAAGTATTGGTGCTACACCAAATGCAGGTACTTTCTTTGTAGAGTACGATTCAGGTAATAAACTTGATTCAGATGTACATGGTAGATTTGCTTTAAGAAGACATAATGGTCAAAGCAGTTTACAAGTACAAAGTTCAGCCGCACTAAGCGACACAGCAATATCACAACAAACTGGTGGGTCAGATTACGGCATCAGATTGAAAATTAATAATAGTGCATCAAACATTGATGTTAAATTTAATACTGATACAAGTGGCGACGGTAATGTAAGTGTTGACGACATGGTTCAAGATATAAATGATGCATTAGCATCAGGAAGTGCTACAAATGTTGTAGCATCAAATGTATCAGGAAAAATTACATTAGTAGCAAGTGACGGTAAAGACATTGATGTTTTCAATGGTAATGTAGGTGGTGTAGCATTTAACGTGTTCACAAACTTAAACATTGCTACTGGTAATTACAGTAACTTTAAAGTTGCAGACGTAACTGGAACAGTTGCAACAATTGATAGTAAAAACTATGAATTTGGTACTACTGCACCAGTAGGTGACTTAATAACAGGTAAACTTTGGTATGACAGTAGTTCAGCAGTTGACATTTGGTACAACAAAAATGTTGGCGGAACTGCAACATGGACAAAATACTCAGCAGACTACGATGTAAACGTAGCGGCGAGTGAGCCTACAACACAAAGCGATGGCGGTTCTTTAGTGGACGGCGACCTTTGGGTTGATTCAGATGATTTGGAAAACTATCCAAAAATTTACAAAAGAAAATCAAGTGTATGGATACTAGTTGATAACACAGACCAAGTGTCTGCAGACGGTATTCAGTTCTTAGATTTAGCATCATATGGTTCAGCATCTGTTGACGCAGACGCAATAGCACCAGCAACAGTACCATTTGGTATTTTAGCATGGAACTTTAGAGCCAGTGGTAAAAACGTTAAGAAATACTACACATCATATGCATACAGCGGTGGAACATTAACTAATGTATGGGTAAGTGAGTCAGGCAATAAAGCAGACGGTTCACCTTACATGGGTAGAAAAGCACAGAGAAAAGTTATTGTACAATCATTGCAGGCCGCAATAGCAAACAATAGCGAAATAAGAAGTGAAGTTAATTTCTATAACTTGATTTCCTCTCCTGGATATCCAGAATTAATAGATGAGATGGTTACTCTTAATACAGATAAGAAAGAAGTCGCATTTATTGTTGCTGATAGTCCAATGAGATTGAAATCAGATGCAACAAGCATGAAAAATTGGGCAACCAATGCCAATAACGCAAGTGAAAACGGTGAAGATGGACTTATTACAAGTAATCCATACGTTTCAGTACACTATCCATCAGGTTTAACAACAAACTTAGATGGTGCTAGTGTGGCTGTACCGGCTTCACATATTGCATTAAGAACATTTGCATTCAATGACAATGTGGCATATCAATGGTTTGCACCAGCAGGGTATCAAAGAGGTATCGTACAAAACGCAACTAGTGTCGGTTATGTAGACGGAACAGCAGGCGAGTTTGTTCCAGTTTCACTTAACAATGGACAAAGAGATACACTTTATGCAAATAAAGTTAATCCAATAGCAAACTTCCCAGGAAGAGGCTTAGTTGTATTTGGGCAGAAAACTCTTAACCCAACTGCAAGTGCATTAGATAGAATCAACGTAGCAAGGCTTGTAAACTATATTAGATATCAATTAGATATCGCAGTTAAGCCTTTCTTATTTGAACCAAACGATGGAATAACAAGATCCGGTGTAAAACGAGTTGCTGATCAATTATTATCAGAACTAGTTACACTAAGAGGTTTATTTGACTTCATTAGTGTTTGTGATACCACAAATAACACACCTGCAAGGATTGATAAAAACGAATTATACTTGGATATAGCAATTCAGCCAACTAAAGCAGTTGAATTTATATACATTCCGATTAGAATTCAGTCAACACTTGGTCAAACAGGCTCAGAATAAGATTATTCTAAAAATTATAAAGGGTGGATTTTTCCACCCTTTATTTTTGGCCGAAAAGAGATAAATAAATGCAATAGCATGTATAACATGTGATTAGGAGATCGAAAGATGGCAGTAACAAAAGATAAATTTGGTGTACCTATTGAAGGTGCTCGATTAGGTATCTTACAACCTAAACTCAAATACAGATTCCGTGTACTCGTAACTGGATTTGGAGCAGGTGGTAGAACCGATGAGTTCACAAGTAACATCGTGAGTGTAACTAGACCAACATTTAATGTTGACGAAGTTGAAGTTCACAGTTATAACTCTCGTGCATATATATCAGGTAAACATCAATGGGAAGCGATTAATCTCAGTTTAAGGGATGATATTACTAACCAAGTTTCCGCTTTAGTCGGTCAGCAAATCCAAAGACAATTTAACCATTTCGAACAAACTACCGCAGTTAGTGGTGGAGACTACAAGTT